TGGTACTGTTAGAACTTTAAGAGACTATGAAAAATATTCTGGTTTATTGTTTGAAAAAAGAGCTGTAGACCAACATTGTATAGATAAGAAATATCCACCAAGTCCTATGATTGAAGACGAAGAAGAATGGAAAAAAAGTTTTTCGACAATCTTCAAACATTGTATTGATGTCGGTTATTCAAGTGTTCCTGAAACAGATTATGATTTTTGGGTTGTTGCATTCCATGGTCCAAATGATGAAACATTGTTTAGAAAAGATGCTGACAAGAACGAAATTGCAGGATTTATGCGAGACCCTGACAAATACTGTAAGATATGGAGAGAATTCCCTACAACAATGTTACCAACTTATTGGGTAGTTTGGCCTCACTCAGAATCAAAAGGATGGTGTGAAAGACTTACTGGTCAACTAAACCATAATGTTGTGAGTTAATATGAAATTAAGATTATCAGGATGGTGGACAGACTCTGGTCCCTTAAATGACAGGATAATAAAACAATTTATCCCAAGAGAAGAACGTGACCTTGTTGAGTTTGTTACTGACGATTCATACGATTACTTGATTGTTTTTGGTAGATTAAAACCCGAAATTCAAATTAAAGATAAATCTAAAGTATTATTCTTTTCTCAAGAACCTTTATGGTCTCCAAATGAATCGAGAAATCCATCTGAATTTGCAGACAATTGTTTTATTTCCGATAATAGAGTTTACGAAAATCCAGACAAGTGTACTGAAGTATTATTACCTATGTTTTATGCTGGACATAATGAGACCCATCATGATGAAAATTTTGATTGGTCTTCTGATTTAAGAAATGTTGATTTGTTTGACATAAAAACAAAAGGGGTTAGTTACATCGTTAGAAAAGATTATTGTTCATATTGGGACCCTTACGTTAACAAATCTGTTTCAAAATTAATATATAAAACAAGAACTGATTTAGGTCGAGAATTATCTGAAAAAGTTCAAGATGTAACAATTTGGGGAACACATTGGGAAAGTAACGAAAAGAATGTTTTGGGTTCTATTTGGAATAAAAGAGCGGCTTTAAATGATTTTAGATTTTCAATCTGTGCTGAAAACACAATTCAAAGAAACTATATCAGTGAGAAGTTTTGGGACTCGGTATTGACAAATACAGTTCCAATTTATTTAGGATGTTCAAATATCGATGATTACATACCTTCTGACTATTTTGTAAACCTAACATCAAAGGTTGATGATATGGATGCAATGGTTGAGGAAATTAGAGAAATAACTAATAACTCTGAAGAGTTGTATAAAAAATACCAACCAAGAATTAAAGAACTTAAAGAATCTTTTTTTACGGATAAGAGATTTAATCTTTGGTTAAAAATTAAGGATACGATTTTACTATGAGTTTAATAAGTTTAAACATGGTTTTTTGGGATGATGGAAAAACTGATTCAACAAGAATTAGAAACGTTTTATACACCTATCCCCAACTTAAGAAGTTAACCCAATATCTTAAGGACAATGGTGTTGATGCTGTTTGTAACTTATATGATTTTTCACCAGAACAAAAAGCCGAAGAATGTATTTGGATTCCATTTCCATTATCGGAATTTAGGAAATCTGAAAAGTTAAACATTGTTATTAAACAACAAAGTGAACATTCGTTCTTTTGTATGTTTGATTGTGATTGTTTTATTGACCCATTAGATTATCCAAGATTATTAGAACAAATTAAAGGATTAACTGCTGGTGATATTGTTACATACGACTTAGCTAAATTAGGTGGTGATGTTAATGAATATATAATTGACGGTGTATTTCATAAAGATAATGCTCGTTGGTCTTACGCATATTCAGGTAAAATGGAGAATGGTCCGTTATGTGGAAGTATGGGTGGATTAGGTGGAGTTTTTATTTGTGATAGTAAAATACTTAATGAAGTGGGTGGATACGACGAGAAATATAAAACATGGGGAGGAGAAGACGGAGATTTATTGGATAGAATTATGATATCCAAAAACTATAAATCAATCAACTCAACAAGAGATTTTGCACCATATCATTTGGAACACTTCACTGATTGGGATAATAAAAAATATAAAAGTTAAATGAAAAAAGTTAAATTTATTACTTGTATATTCAGTAATTTAAATGGAACCAAATGGGGTGGAAGACCTAATAGATGGGGACATTACAAGTGGAGTTTATTGTCATTATTAAAAATGACCGACGCTGATTTTGTGTGTTATACTTCTGCTGAGGAGTATGATGAATTATATAAATTTTATCACGAAAGACACAACATAACCACGGATAAATTTCAAATAAAAGTTTGGAGTTTAGAAGACACAAGATACCTTGAACAAATACATTCAATAAAAGATTTCGATTCAGCTAAACGTGGAGATAGATGTATTGAAGTTCAATATACAAAATTCTATTGGTGGGAGTTGGAAGATAATTCTTATGATTATTATTTTTGGATTGATGCTGGGTTATCTCACACAGGATTGATTCCAAACAATTATCTAACATCTACACACCCTGAACAAAGATATTATGAAAGTTCTCTATTTGACAATACGTTCTTAAATAATATGATTGAAATGATTGGTGATAAGTTTATTCTTTTGGGTAAGGAAAACGATAGAAACTTTTGGTCGGGTACGGTAGACCAAAAATTCTATACCAAATACGATAGGTCTATCCATATTATAGGAGGATTGTTTGGTGGAAAGAAAGAACTATGGCCAAGTGTGTTTGGAGAATTTGATAGATATTTGAAAATGTTTTTATATGATGAAAAAGAGATTCATCATGAAGAATTGATAATGTCGTTGATGTTTAGGAATCATCCTGAATATTTTACAATGTTTCAATTCGACACTTGGTGGCATCCTGAATCTGCCCCAAGAGGATTGAAACCAACCTACTTTGAAGAAAATAAAAGTTTCTATAAAATATTAGAAGACATACATAACAATGAAAAAAATAATAGCATTTAGTATTTGGGGTAATAACTACAGATACTTGGGTGGAGCCCTACAAAACGCCGAATTGGCATTACACTTTTATTCAGGTTGGATTTGTCGTTTCTACATAGGACAATCAACAAGAAAAGACTTCGTTGAAAGATTAAAGGAGTTTCCAAATGTTGAGGTTGTTGAAATGGAAGAAGAGGGAAATTGGTCAGGTATGTTATGGAGATTCTATGCCGCTTCAGACCCAGATGTTGAAGTAATGTTAAGTAAAGATGCCGATAGTAGAATTAATAACAGAGCAGTTGCTGCGGTAAATGAGTTGTTAAACTCTGATAAAGATTTCCACATTATGAGAGACCATAACTATCATGGAGTACCAATCCTTGGTGGTATGTGGGGAGTTCGTGGTGATTTAGTTAGAGATATTAAAGAACTTGCAATTGAGTATAAACCAGGTAATTTTTGGCAAACAGACCAAAACTTTTTAAGAGATGTAATTTTTAATAAAGTTGCTGAAAATGCAATGGTTCATGATGAGATTCATAGAATTAAAGTTGACTCAAGTAGATATCCAAAAGAGTCAGGTGAAAGACATGACTATCATTTTATTGGACAAGCATATGCTGGTGATGGTAAGGTATTAGATGATGAACCAAAATTCACTGACTACTTAAAAGAAGTAGAAGGTATTGAAATAAAAATTTACGACGAATTTAAAAACTAATGAGCAAAATAACTTTAGTAACAGGACTTTGGAATATTAAGAGAGACGAACTTAAAGAAGGTTGGTCTCGAAGCTTTGACCACTATTTGGAAAAGTTTGAGAAATTATTGGATGTTGATGCAAATATGATAATATATGGAGACGAAGAATTAAGAGACTTTGTTTTCAAAAAAAGAAATGCGAGCAATACTCAATTTATTGTTAGAAGCCAAGAATGGTTCAAAACCAATGAGTTTTACAATAAAATACAATCAATAAGAAATAGGGAGGATTGGTTAAGTCTTTCAGGTTGGTTAAGAGATTCTACCCAAGCAAGATTAGAGTTATACAATCCTTTGGTTATGTCTAAAGTATTTTTATTACATGATGCAAAGATAATGGACCAATTCAATTCTGAGTATATGTTTTGGATTGACGCAGGATTAACAAATACGGTTCATCCAGGTTATTTTACACATGATAAAGTTTTAGATAAACTACCCAAGTATATTTCTAAGTTCTCATTTGTTTGTTTCCCTTACGATGCTGAATCAGAAATACATGGATTTGAATATAAAAAACTTAATTCAATTGCTGGAGACAAGGTTAACAAAGTTGCTAGAGGGGGTTTCTTTGGTGGTCCAAAGAGTACAATTTCAGACATCAATTCAATTTATTACAATTTACTTCAGTCAACATTAAATGAAGGATATATGGGTACGGAAGAATCTATATTTTCTATTATGTGTTATAGGCATTCAGACATGATTAATTATTTTGAAATTGAAAGTAATGGATTAATGGGTAAGTTTTTTGAGGATTTAAAAAATGATGACCTAAAAGTAAAATCAGAAAACACTAAAAAAGTATCAAACACACTCGATACAAATAAAGTTGGTCTGTATGTAATAACATTTAATAGTCCGAATCAATTTAGAACTTTGATTGATTCTATGTTGTCATATGATGAAGATTACATATTGAAAACAAAAAAGTTTTTATTAGACAATTCAAGTGATTTATCAACAACAGAAGAATATGCAGAACTATGTAAGGAATATAATTTTGAACACATTAAGAAAGATAATTTAGGTATTTGTGGCGGTAGACAATGGATAGCAGAACATTTTGAAACAACAGATTTAGATTACTATTTGTTTTTTGAAGATGATATGTTTTTTTATACAAACGAAGGAACTGTTTGTAGAAATGAATTTAACAGATATGTTTCTAACTTATACACCAAATCATTAGAAATAATTAAGAAAGAAAATTTTGATTTTTTAAAGTTAAACTATTCTGAATTTTTTGGTGATAACGGAACACAATGGTCTTGGTATAATGTTCCTCAACATATTAGAGAAGAATATTGGCCAGGTAAACAAAGACTACCTGAACAAGGGTTAGACCCAAATGCACCAAAAACTAAATTTGATTCTGTTTTATCTTATAGAGGAGTTCCTTATGTGAGTGGTGAAGTTTACTATTGTAATTGGCCTCAAATTGTTAGTAGAACAGGTAATAAAAAAATGTTTTTAGATACAACTTGGGCACACCCGTATGAACAAACGTGGATGAGTCATATGTATCAGTTAACTAAAAAGGGAGAATTGAACCCTGGATTATTACTTATGACTCCAACGGAACACGATAGATTTGAACATTATAGTAGAGAGCTTCGTAAAGAGTCATAACAATATATTTATTGTTATGGAATTTTATATTAAAAAAAATGCAACACTACCTGTTTTAAAAATGCAGGTTGTAAAAGATGGTAGAGCTGGGTATCTACAACTAATGGAAGATTTAGAAGTTTCAACAATTTATTTTTCAATGGTTGATGTTGAAACTGGAATTCCAAAAATTGTTTCTGCACCTGCAGAGATTGTTGCACTTATTCTTCCTGAAGATGGTGCTCCAACCGAATACTATATCTATTTTAAATTTACATCAAGAGACACAAATACACCAGGTAGATATCAAGGACAATTTTTAATTAAGAATGATGAAGGAAATTTAATTTTACCAATTAGAGAAGAACTTTATATCAACATCCAAGATAGTTTTATTTCTGAAACGGCTTGTTGTTAATTTGATTAATTAGTTAGTTTTTTTATATTTATAGAAGAAGGTAAATTTCACATATTGTGAAAGCTAATAGACCACTCTAAAAAATATATTATGATATCTAACGAAGAGATAGAATCGTTCCTACATGGTAACGACCCTGAAGAATTTATAGTCGCAATCGAGTTTGACTACGCATCCAATTCAATTTACAAAATCAAAGAAGCACCTGGTAAAGGTAAAGAAATCCGTAAGGATACATTCATTCCATTTGCGTGGGTAGGTGATTTACGCGGATTAAAGTTTTATAGTGATTCCAAAGCAGCGCAAAAAGAAGCCATGTCAAAATATGGTATCATGATTGAAAAGCTTGAGACACAAGATAACGAAAGACTTAAAAATGGATTAACATATATTGTTAAATCATTGAAAGGTTATAGAGAACTTATTCAATTTTTTAGAGATGGTGGGTGTGACCCTTGGGGTGAGAAGTCAAAAGATAAAATTATGATTCTACCTCCTGTTGAACAATATTTAATTTCCAAAGAAAAAAGATTATTTAAAGGATTTGAAGACTACGAGCAAGTCACCCGACTTGTATTTGACTTGGAAACTGACGCCCTTGACCCTAAAGATGGTCGTATTTTCATGATTGGAATCAAAACCAATAAAGGGTATCATCGAGTAATTGAGTGTCTTGATGAGTCTCAGGAGAAGACTGCAATCATCGAGTTCTTCAGAGTTATTGATGAAATCAAACCAAGTATTATTGGTGGATATAATTCCGCAAACTTCGATTGGCATTGGATATTTGAAAGATGTAGAATTTTAGGTGTTGACCCAAAAAAGGTTTGTCGTTCATTACATCCCCAACATTCATTTACAAGAAAAGACAGTATGTTGAAACTTGCGAATGAGGTGGAAGAATATGTTCAGACATCAATTTGGGGTTACAATGTAATCGATATTATTCATGCTGTTCGTAGAGCTCAGGCAATTAATTCAAGTATTAAAGCCGCGGGTTTGAAATACATCACAAAGTTTATTAATGCAGAGGCGCCTGACCGTGTGTACATTGACCATGAGAATATCGGTAAGATGTATGCAAACAAAGAAGAATATTGGTTGAACGTACAAAACGGAAAATATAAGAAGGCTTCTGAATACCAAGATTTGGATGTTAAGTTTCCTGGTGTATATATAAAAACCACTGGGGATAATCTTGTGGAGAGATATCTTGACGATGACTTAGATGAAACTCTAAAGGTTGATAAAGAATTCAACCAAGGTTCGTTCCTACTCGCTGCGATGATTCCAACAACATATGAAAGAGTATCTACAATGGGTACCGCAACATTATGGAAGATGTTGATGTTGGCCTGGTCATACAAACACGGATTGGCAATTCCAGCTAAGGAAGCTAAGACTGATTTCGTGGGTGGTTTATCGAGACTATTAAAGGTTGGGTATTCAAAAGACGTACTTAAGTTGGACTTTAGTTCACTATACCCATCTATTCAATTGGTTCATGATGTATTCCCTGACTGTGATGTTACAGGTGCAATGAAAGGTATGTTAAGTTATTTCCGTAACACCCGTATCAAATACAAACAACTTGCAGAAGAATATTATCTAACTGACCCTAAGAAGTCAGCAACATACGGTAACAAACAATTACCAATCAAAATCTTCATTAACTCAATGTTCGGTGCGTTGTCCGCACCTCAGGTTTATGCGTGGGGTGACATGTATATGGGGGAACAAATTACTTGTACAGGTCGTCAATACCTTCGTCAGATGATTAGATTTTTTATGACAAAAGGTTATGTTCCATTGGTAATGGATACGGATGGTGTTAACTTCTCAACTCCTCCTGAAGCAAAAGACCGTGTATATGTAGGTCGTGGATTGAATTGGAAAGTTAAGGAAGGCAAGGAGTATTATGGACCTGAGGCGGATGTTGCAGAATACAATGATATATTCATGAGAGGAGAGATGGCACTTGATACCGATGGGGTATGGCCATCATGTATAAATCTTGCCAGAAAAAATTACGCTGTTATGGATGCCAAGGGAAAGATAAAGTTGACTGGCAATTCCATTAAGTCAAAGAAGTTACCTTTATACATTGAAGAGTTCTTGGATAAAGGAATCAAGATGTTATTACAAGGTGATGGTAAGGCGTTTGTTGAATACTACTATGAGTATCTACAGAAGATATTTGATAAGAAGGTTCCATTAAGTAAAATTGCCCAAAGAGCTAAGGTTAAATTAACTCTTGATGAATATAGAAAGAGATTAACAACCAAGACTAAAGCGGGTAATAGTATGTCTCGTATGGCTCATATGGAACTTGCAATACAAGAAAACTTGAATGTTAACTTGGGTGATGTGATTATGTATGTTAATAACGGTAACAAAGCTTCACAAGGTGATGTTCAGAAGATGACTGCAAAACAAATTAAAGATACAAACGCAGTAAACTTATTTAATAACCCTAAGGCAAAACCAATTACAGATGGGGTTATGGTTAACTGTTATATGTTGGATAAAGATATTTTAGACAAAGACCCTGAATTGACTGGTGACTATAATGTACCAAGAGCAATTTCAACATTCAATAAAAGGATTGAACCTTTGATGGTTGTCTTCCAAGATGAAGTTAGAAATGGTTTGATTGTTTCTGACCCTGAACAAAGAGGTATTTTTACAACAGCACAATGTGAATTAATCAATGGACATCCATTAGGTGAAGGAGACCAAGATGATTTACAGAAAGATGTTTTGGATATTACCGAACAAGAATTAAATTATTGGGAAAGACGTGGTCTTAAACCAGACTATATGTATGATTTGGCGGAAGAAAATTGGAAAGAAAAATTAGGATTGCTTCAGACCGTCTGAAGATAAGATATACCAGTTTCCACCAACGTATCTGAATTCAACACATGCGAATTTGTCCATAACAATTTCATCGTACTCCTCATCAATTTTTCCGAAGTCAGGTCTTATTGTTAGTTTTACGAGTGTTTTGACAACAACATGGTCTGTTGTTCTTGAGTCCAATACAACAAAGGATTCAGATACACCTCTTACAATTATACATTCTTCTCCGTTTGTACGGTAGTCTAATTCTGAAACTAATGAAACTTCAGAGGTTTCAATTGCCATTCCATTAATGATTCTTCTTGATGGTATCGTTCTAACTATTGACATAAATTAAATTACATATATTTGACGAGGCATTGCTCTGAACCTCATCTGTTTGTTTAGGTTTTCAGCAATTAATGCTTCTCTCTCCATAACTTTTTCAGGTCTCAATCTTGTTAACCAACCTTCAGCACCTATCAGTTCTTCTAGTAATTTCGTCTTTTCATCTTTTGCTTCAGTTAAAAGACTTTGATAATCCATAGTTACTTCAGAGTCAGGTGTCTTTAGATTTCCACTAAATTTTCCTCTTACTCTTGCTAATGTTTCTTTAACATATGCTGTGAACCATCTTCTAACCCATTGTTTACCAGGAGTGTTTAAATCCTCCCAACTTAATTCTTCAATAGGTACATCCGTTGGTAATTTAATTACATCAGGATTGTTTTTTAAACAATCGGCTCTTGAGTCTGGAGTTACGTCATAATACCAATACCAAACTGCTTTTCCTACATATTGACTATAGTTACTCCAGTTGAAATTGTTTCCTGGTGCATTGTATAGTTGAATCATTTTTTTACCATCAGGTAGACCTGTGATTCTATATGTTAATGACCCTCCTAAGATTCTATTAAGAATGTTAGCTTCTTGCATTCTGATAAGGTAATCAAAACCTGACATCATAAAGTAAGAACCTGCATATCCTGCTTGAGCAAAACCCGCTTGATTGGCACCTAAACCGATACCACCCATTCCAAATCCTCCAACACCACCAAGACCAAATGCAGTCCAAGCTTGGTTACTGAACCATAAAAGTTCATTAACCTCTCTACCTGCAGGAATTTCATAGTCTTGTTTGTTTTGTTCAAGAACGAAATAGTCCTTTTTTAATACCCAAGGACCCATAGTTTGTAGTCCAACAATTTTAGAATATGCATAACTAAATTGTTGTTCAAAATCCATTGTTCTAGTTATTAATGCTTGAGCAACAGATTTTTCAGTCATGTTTAGGTTAACTAAATTAACCCACTGACTATCAATTAGCCATTGTAAGATATATTCTTCGTAGTCTTGGATTGACAACTCCATTAAGGAGTCCATCATTTCGTCCTCAACTTCAACACTTCTGAGCGGAGCTCCTAACAAGTGTTTTACTCTGGTATAAATTTTTGACCTTTCTGGTTCTGGTATAACTGCCATATCAAATAAATATCTTTATTATTATATTTCGTAAAGTAATGAACTCGAATTAAAAACGTAATTAATGTGAGTACTTATTGGTTCGTTTTTAAATATTAATACTTTACCTGTTTTATCATTATTAAAAATTAACCAATCAACAGAATATTTCTTAACATCTGCTGAGCCTAAAACTTTTATTTTATTGTCTGACATTTCAACACTTGTATACGGCTTAATCTGTGCAGTATGTTTTTTACCATCTAAAACTATTGTCGAATCAATTCCTTTGTACGCATCTTTTTTTAATCCGTGACCACTAGTTTTTTCAACTTTAACTCTATCTTTAAAATATTTTTCAATTTTACTTGTTGAACTATTTTCAGTTTTTTGTCCTTTACTCCAAAGTATTGTTAACACTTTGATTATATTAAGAAAATCTTCATTAGTTTGAACAAAAATATTATTTCTAAAATGATGAAGTGCAATTAAAAATCTTCTAACCTCATCTTTGTTTCTATTTCTTTCTTCTGAAAAATCAAATAATTTATTAGGATTTTTAATTTTTAATATCTCCTTATTAACCGCTTTAACTAATAAACAAAAGGCGTTGAAGTTTGTGTTTAAGTTATTGAGAACAGACCTACCTTCTTCGCTTTCTACTCCATAAAATCCTGCCATTTCTGTTTCATTTCCTTCAACCCAATGTTCAGGGAACATTTCTCTTAATATTTTTAAAATACCTTTTTGATATAAACTTTTAATACTTTCATTATTAGTCAATTCACTATAGAATTTAATTTCATCACTACCACAAAATTCCACTTTATTAGAATCTTCTAAAAGTCTGACCAGTCCTTTAGATTCAGTAAGTTTTGTTTGAGTTCTTATTTCAAACATTTTTGTGACAAAATCCCAATTGACAACTTTCCAAAAGTTGGCAATGTATTCATCCCTTTTGTTTCTGTATTTTAAATAATATGCGTGTTCCCATAAATCCAATCCTAAAATAGGGAATCCACCACCCTCAATAACATTCATCAAAGGATTATCTTGATTCGGTGTGGACATTATTTTTAATGTGTTTTTAGCTGTTAATACTAACCATACCCACCCTGAACCAAATCTATCTTTAGCAATTGATTCAAATTTTTTCTTGAACGCTGGAAAACTTCCAAATTGTTTTACGATTTTTTGATAAAGTTTACCTTCAAGTTTTTTTGGATTTGGTGTCAACATGTTCCAAAATAATGCGTGATTAAACGCACCACCTGCATTGTTTCTGATTGACTTGTCGTAACGACTAATGTTTTTGATAATTTGCTCTAATTCTAAATCCCCATGTTTTTTCTTTGATAGAGCATCATTTAATTTATCAACATACCCTTTATAGTGTTTGTTGTAGTGAAAGTTCATTGTTTCTGGGTCAATGAACTGTTTGAGGGCTGAGTAGGAATAAGGTAATTTCTCTATTCCAATTTTTTTCATTTCTGTAATCAAAAACTCTTTTTCTTCGTTAATATTTTCTTTAAGTATTTGTTCTTCAAGTTGTTTGATTTTCTCTTCTGTTCTAATCATATCTTTGAGTTATTCATATATATAAATAACTCGTATTTTGTTTAACGACGCATTTCATTAATTCTCTTCAAAATTTCTTCAGCAGCATCACCGCTGTTTTGATTGTCCCCCATTACCGTGGCAATCACTTGTTTTTTATTATTTAATATGTCGTAGATAATTCCTTCGATTGTGTTTTCAAATATGGGGTAATAAACTAATACATTATTTTTTTGACCGTATCTGTAGGCTCGGTCTTCAGCTTGTGAATGGTCTGATGGTAAGAATGATAAATCATTCATAATAACAGCTTCAGCTGCGGTTAAAGTTAATCCAACACCAGCGGCTTTAATATTACCAACAAAAACTTTTATTTTGTCGTTTTCTTGAAAAGAATCCACACTATGTTGTCTTTCAGGTTTGGACATTGAACCATCAACCTTTACCGCGGTTTTACCAAAGTGCTCAACAATTTTATTTAACGAATCTGTAAAGTTACAGAATATAATAACCTTTTTATCTTGCTCAATAATATTTTCAGCTAACTCAATTGTTTGGGCAATTTTTTCGTCAGCAATTATTTGTCTAACCTTTGTTAGTTTAGTAAATTGAACTGTTAGAGATTTTGATTCCTCTGGATTCTTTTCGTACCAATTATAGTATTCACCCATTACATCTTCATATTCCTTAGACCTTAATCTCAAATAAACAGGGGTGATGATTTTTTCTGGTAAATCTAAAACATCTTCTTTTAATCTTCGTAAAGTTAAACCTAATGTTCTGTCTCTTAACTCTTCAAGATTTGATGCTCCCATAACATTCCACACCTTTCTACCACCAACATTAAATTGATAACCTTGACAATATCTTATTGCATATGCCATCCAATTTTTGGCAACAGGAGAATCAACAAGACTTAATAAGTTGTAATAGTCAATTGGTCTACTTGTCATTGGTGTTCCTGTCAAAAGCCAAATCCTGTCAACTTTTTTTACAATGTCATTAATCAGTTTTGTTCTTTGTGCTGTTGCATTTTTGATGTAGTGTGCCTCATCAACGACCACCAAATCAAAATTGGCTCTAAAAATTTGCGAATCATCTTTCTTTTTAGTGTCATGGAAATTTTTAATTATATCGTAATTTATGATTACAAAGTCATGTTCGGTACTGAAATTCTTACCTTCAGCAATAAACACGAACTTGTCAGAATAGTTTTCAATTTCTCTTTTCCAGTTAATCTTCAATGTTGCTGGACAAATTATCAAAACCTTTTTTGCCCCTGATTCTAATGCGGCAATAATTGTGGATGTTGTTTTACCAAGACCCATATCGTCAGCAAGGATAAATTTTTTGTTTTCAACTAATTTTTGAACCGCTTCTTTTTGATGTTCTAATGGTGGTCTGTGAGAATATTTGTCGTAAGAAATTACAACGTCTTTTACCGAGTTGTCTTTGATAATTGCTGCTTTAGGTAACCAAAAGTCGTGAAGTGTATCATTCTCGTTTATTTTACCCCAAATATGAAAAGCCTTTTCTTTGTCTGCCAGTAATTTTTCAACCCAAACCTTTTCAGGTACTTCAGTCATTAATTTATCGTCAGCTAGTTTTTGTGCAAAGTAAGCATCAAGAACAACCCACTTCTTGGCAACCTTGGGTTGCTTATCGTGAAAGTTAATAATATACTCTGATTGACTTCTTGTTGGATAGAATTTTCTATTTATTTGAGACTTTCTTTTTAATTCAAGTAAATAATTATTTCCACCTTCGTAGGTTTCCAACAATGCCAACGCTTTTGATTCTAGACTCACATCCATTAACGAAAAAATATTTGAGTTAAATATAGTTATATTTTGAGTATTTATCAATATGGAAAATTTAGTACCAATAACAAGATTAGGTAAGTTCTTTGGAGGGGAAGATTTTGCCTTAGACGTAGGTATGGGTGAAGAGTGGTTGTTAGGTGATATGAACTTCACAGTTATTCTTTATAGAATCGACAGGTACAAAACTAAGACAGATGATGTCTATGGTGAAGTTTTACAAGACGGTGTACAATTTATGGCGCCTGTTGAGCTTAAAGGTTTGGTTCAAATTATGGCACCAACAAATAAATTGATAGGTAGTTCCAAAATCAAACAAGACGAGCCAGGTAATATTAAGTTTTCAATATATCAAAAAACTCTTGATGATTTACAAGTTAACATCTTTATGGGTGATTATTTGGGGTACTATGAGACAGAATCAAGAGTTAGATATTATACGGTAATAGATGATGGACTTGTTAAGTCTGATAATAAACACACTTACGGTGGTTACAAACCATTCTATAGAACAGTGACAGCAACTTGGGTAAGTGAAAATGAATTTAGAGGCATATAATAAATTAATATGAGATACGTTATTACAGAAGAACAATTCAAGTTTTTGATTAATGAAATTAGTTTCGACCCTGAAGTAGAGAAGATACAAAAAATATTAGTCAAGAAAGGTTATGACTTGGGTAAGTTTGGTCCTAATCAAGACGGTGTTGATGGAAAGATGGGCTCATTAACAAAGAAAGCCTATGAAAAAGAATTTGGAAAAAAATTGGATTCTCCTACCAAATCTGAGCCAAATCATGAGAACGGAGATGTTGATGCCATATTAATTGGAGGATTAGATTATAGAAGTGGGGATTTGAGTATTGATGCTCAGGTCGATAAGTTTAAAGAAAATTTTGGTTCAAAGAACGTTAAAGGATTCAGATATAATACACCAACTTCAACAATATTAGATTTTTTAAAATCTAATCCAAACACACCTGTTTATATGTTTAGTGCTGGTTGTACTAAATCAAATGATATTTCAAAAAGCCCAAATGTAGATAAAAGTAAAGTTTTCATAATTGAACCATTTGCAAGTAGTTCAACAACAAAAGGTATAGTACAATCTGCAGTATCTAATGGTGTTCCCGCATCAAATGTTTTTGTTGGCCCAAATAGTAGTAGAGGAGCTGGTGTTGTGAATGGGGCTTCGTCATCTAACGCCAAAACCCATTGGGATGCCCTTAAACAAGTTGCATCATTAACATAAATTATTCAATATGCCATTACCTAAAAATCAAGTAAAACCAACATTACCTTTAGTTCCTAAAAAAACATTATCTGCTCGTAGAGAACAGTTATTGGAATATATTAAGGAAGATGGTACTTATTTACCAAAATCGGTTTTACATGCCGACTTGGATAGAGGTATGTTAGATTTCACCAAGAGTGAACTTCAAGTTGTAACTTCAGGAAAAATTGTTCCGATGGTTGATATTATCATTACCACACAAAACTGGTCTCAATATCTTGAAACTGCTCAATTTGTAGATTTAGATAATAATCCTGAACCACCGTTCATCACAGTTGTAAGGAGTCCTGAAGTTAAGTATGGTTCAAACCCTTCTTTAATTTATACTATTCCAAATAGAAAACAATTTTATTATGCCTCAGTTCCTACTTGGAACGGAAACCAACAAGGTATGGATATATACACTATACCCCAACCTGTACCTGTAGATATTAATTATAGTGTTAAGATTATTTGTAATAGAATGAGAGAACTTAATCAGCTCAACAAAGTTGTTATGCAAAAGTTTTCTTCGAGACAAGCCTACACTTTTATTAAAGGACAATATGTTCCAATTATTTTGAATAATGTTGGAGATGAGTCTCAGTTAACTACTGAGTCTAGAAAGTATTATGTTCAGTCTTATGATTTCATAATGTTAGGATATCTAATTGATGAGTCAGAATTCCAGGTTAAGCCTGCAATTTCGAGAGTTACTCAATTAGTTGAAATAGATACGTCTATAAGAAAAAGTAAAAGAAAAGATTACCCTGAGAATCCAAATGATTTTCCAAGTAACTTTTTATTTCTAAATGGAAATTCAGTACTGACTGATGTAATTGATTTTACTGCTGATATGAGCTTCGTAAATTCTGATAACGTTGACACTTATGATGTGTATATCAACAATGATTATTATGGTACCGACATACCAAGAATTCAAATAACTACTAACGATATTTTGAGGATTGAGATTACAAGAATTGATAGTGGAAATGACGCTTCAATTACTTTTGAAAGTAGCTTGGTTTAGTCTTCTCCGTACACATCCTTTTTCTCTTTACACTTCTCAAAAATTAAATTTTCTAAGAATTTATATATTTTGATTCCTCTCTTATCACAGTATTTTTTCAATAGTTCGTGAGACTCTGGTGATATTTTAATATTCTTTATTTCTTTCTTTGTTTTCATAGGCAGAAAAAAGGTAGAATTTATTCCTACTGTTTACAAATAGATATCTAAAAGTCAAGTTTTTTGTGTTAGTAATGAATATTTATCATTAAAATAAATCTGCATTAGAAATAATTAATAATGGCAACAGCACAAGCAAATCAAAAAGTATTCGTTTCACCTGGAGTTTACACCTCTGAAACGGATTTATCATTCGTAGCCCAAAGTGTCGGTGTAACGACATTGGGTCTTGTAGGAGAAACAATAAAAGGTCCAGCATTTGAACCGATTTTCATCACTAACTATGATGAGTTTCAGGCATATTTTGGTGGAACAGAACCAACAAAATTTGTAAACACACAAATCCCAAAATATGAAGCGGCTTATATCGCTAAATCATACTTACAACAATCAAATCAATTGTTTGTAACGAGAGTATTAGGTTTATCAGGTTATGATGCGGGCCCTTCTTGGAGTATTAGTGTAACTGCAAATGTTGACCCATTAACTATAGGTTTAGAACCATCAACAGGAACATCATGGTCAGCAATTTTCACGGGAACTTCAACAGGAAGTACTATTGAATTTGTTGGGGGTTCTTTACCAACACCAGTTCAAAACAACATCGGTGTTCAATATAGAATGAATGATGGTAGTGTTTCTACTTTATCTAGTGATTTTAATAATCAAATTCTTAACACTTTTCTTAAAGACCCAGCATTAACAGGAAACACATCTTATTTTTATGGAGCTGTTCCTGAACAAGATTATTATGATGTATCTACAATATACTATAACGACATCAACGTTTATCTTTGTGATTCACCAAACTTGGCGTTCAACGACTTAAGTGCTGGTGATAACGATTCATGGTTCTATGCTAACTTCGAAAATTACGCAAACGATAACTATTCAGGTTATTCATTCTACTATTACGTATCAGCTTTTGCAACAGGTGCTACATCTGGTGTAACAAGTTTCACAGGAACAATGACTGGTGAATATTATACGTTCTCAGGAACCGCGTATGAAGAGTATAACAACATGGTTATAGCTACTTTACGTTCAAGAGGTCTTTCTGAATATGCTAATAGTTCTACATCAGTAAATCATGGACCTGTTTATGAGGTAGGTATTGATTACAATAATAGTAATGCTTGGGTACCAAACAACGTACAATTAGTTTGTGGAGGTCAATATTCAGGGACTGCGGAAAATCCTTACTCAACTTTCTTAGTTTCAGGTGTTACTAAAGATAGTGATTCTTTTAATTTTGAAGTTTCATTATTAGCGTCTTCATCAAAATACATAACTAAGGTTCTTGGTATAGATAATTTTGGAAAATCTAAAAATGAAGTTCCTTTATTTGTTGAGGAAATTTATCCAGCTTCTTTGAATTATGCATATAGTCAAGGATACATTAAAGGAATTAATTGTGATTTGATTGCATTACCTGATGCTAGAAGTCAAAATACATCCTCAATTGCTTACAATTTAGAAAGATACCAATCACCTGAAACACCTTTTTTAGTTTCAGAATTAAGAGGTAATAAAGTTTACAAATTATTTAAGTTTATTTCAATTTCAGATGGTAATTCTGCAAATGTTGAAATCAAAGTTTCGATTGCTAATCTATCATTCAACAACATGTCATTTGATGTATTAGTTAGAAATTTCTATGATACTGATGCAAATCCTGTTGTAATTGAAAAATTCACTAACTGTAATATGGACCCAGGAACTAATAACTTTATTGCTAAAAAGATTGGTTCTTCAAATGGTGAATATGCTTTAATATCAAAATATATAATGGTTGAAATGTCTGATGAAGCTCCGATAGATGCTATCCCTTGTGGATTCTACGGATATACTCAAAGAGAGTATTTGTCAGAGGTTGAATACCCATCTCCGTACATAAAATATAAAACACAGTATTATTATCCTGGTGAAGTAATTTACAATCCTCCATTTGGTATCGCTGCTGGTGGAGCTCCAGTTGAATCTTCAGGAGATATTATCAGAAGAAGTTATTTAGGATTCTCATCTCAATTTGGTGTTGACGAATCATTCTTACAGTATCTTGGAAAACAAACTCCTCCAAGTTGGATAACTAATCCAACTCAGGTAGCAGAATCTTGGAATGTAGTAAGTAAAGGATTCCATATGGATTCAGGTGCTACAGTTGTCACAATTGGTAATGTATCTCTTACAAGTGGTCAAACTGCTTTTGAGTGTGGAACAGCTGATTTTAGATTCGACCCCGAAACTCAAGAAAACCCTTACTATTTCATCTACTCAAGAAAGTATACAGTATGTTTTGCTGGTGGATTTGACGGATGGGATATCTATAGAGAGTGGAGAACAAACCAAGATAGATTCCAATTAGGTTCTTCAGGTTATTTGGCAGGAGCTTCTGCATCATCAAGATATCCAACCGCAACTGGTGAAGGATTATTCAAGAGAATTGTTGTTGGTAACAATACTCAAGATTTTGCTAACACTGACTACTACGCTTACTTACTTGGTATCTTGTCATTCAGGAATCCTGAAGCTACAAACATCAACGTATTTGCAACAGCAAGTATTGATTATGTAAATAACTCTAATCTTTGTGAAGAAGCAATCGATATGATTCAATATCAAAGAGCGGATTCTGTTTATATCGTAACAACTCCTGACTACTTTATGTACACTCCTGACTCAACAAGTCAGTATGACGTAATCTACTCTCAAGAGGCAGTTGATAACTTAGATAACACAGGAATTGATTCAAACTATACAGCTACTTACTATCCTTGGATTTTAACAAGAGATACTGTAAACAATACACAAATTTATTTACCTCCAACAGGTGAAGTTTGTAGAAACTTAGCTTTAACTGATAACATTGCATTCCCTTGGTTCGCATCAGCGGGTTACACAAGAGGTCTTGTAAATTCAATCAAAGCTAGACAAAAACTAACACAAGAAGATAGAGATACATTGTATCAAGGTAGAATTAACCCTATCGCAACTTTCTCTGACGTTGGAACTGTAATTTGGGGTAATAAAACACTTCAAGTTGCTGACACAGCTCTTAACAGATTAAACGTTAGAAGATTGTTATTACAAGCTCGTAAGTTGATTTCAGCTGTAGCGGTAAGATTGTTGTTTGAACAAAACGACCAAGTAGTTAGACAACAATTCTTGGATAGTGTTAACCCTATTTTAGATTCAATCAGAAGAGACAGAGGTTTATACGATTTCCGTGTAACAGTTTCTTCTTCACCTGAAGACTTAGATAGAAATACACTAACAGGTAAGATTTATCTTAAACCAACGAAGGCGTTAGAATTCATTGATATTGAGTTCTTCATCACTCCTACAGGAGCTTCGTTTGAAAACATATAATAAAACGGGGGGAGAAATCCCCCCCTTTTTTAGCCAAACATGAAAAGAAAATTAACTGAAGGATTTAAAGGGGAAGGTACACCAGATTTAAAATACTATGCGTTTGATTGGGACGATAATATTGTACATATGCCT